GCAGCCAGTGCCGGTGAATTTGGTGCAGCCACTGCCGGTGATCGTGGTGCAGCCAGTGCCGGTTATGGTGGTGCAGCCAGTGCCGGTGAATTTGGTGCAGCCACTGCCGGTGATCGTGGTGCAGCCACTGCCGGTGATCGTGGTGCAGCCAGTGCCGGTGAATTTGGTGCAGCCACGAGTAGAGGAAAATCCAGTGTGGGCAAGAATGGAATTGCGTGTAGCCGCTCCGAAAATGCGCGTGTAAAAGGTGGTATGGGGGCTGTTTTGGTTTGCGCTCAGGAAAATAAATATTATTGTGGTATTAAAACCTGGGCTGCTGGTGTTGTTGATGGGGTAACTATCCTGCCTGATGTTTGGTACAAAGCTGATAATGGAAAGCTTGTGCCTGCTGATGACTGATCTTGACTTTCCCGGCTGCGGCGCAGCAGACGAATACGGCCACCCCATTATGTGCGAGGATTGCATTTGGGGCGAAACGTGCATTGATAGCACGGTAAGGGAGGATAACGATGGAACTGAAGAACTATAGAATTGAAGCCACAGGAAGCCTTTACTGCTCGGAAAACTTTGCAACCATCTGTGTTGATGGGCAAACCTATGGCATTGAAAAACTAATCTACGAGATGATGAAAAGCCTGAAAAAGGAAGAAAATCTCGGCATTGAAACGTGCGGAACACTGAATATCACGTTCACCAGAAAGGCTGAAAAGTTGACGGTGAACGGGACTGTGAAAAGGGAGGAAAAGGCATGAGCGTGTTTGAAGCACTTTCTAAGATTCAATCTGAATTGAAAGCACCCAGGAACCTTTACAACTCTTTCGGAAAGTACAAATACCGGAACGCGGAAAGCATTCTTGAAGCGGCAAAACCTCTCTGTGCAAAATATGGTTGCACGCTGACCGTTATGGACGATATTGTACTTATCGGAAGCCGCTATTACATCAAGTCCATTGCCACAGTAACGGACAAAGAGGGAAGCTCCACCAGTACCACAGCTTTTGCCCGCGAGGATGAAACCAAAAAAGGTATGGACGGCGCACAGATTACCGGTGCAGCATCCAGCTATGCCAGAAAATATGCGTTGAATGGCTTGTTTTGCATTGATGACACAAAAGACCCTGACAGTGATGAATACCACAAGCAGACGAGCGCAAACGTAGCACCAGAACAGCCAACCAAAGGCGATATTCAGTCTAGCGAGGCCGAAGCAAGCGAATATGTCAAAGCCCGCGCTACACTAACAGCTGCAATTACCGAGTATTGCGCCAAATCAAAACATACACGAAATGAAGTGCTTGACGCTTTGAAAGCCGTTCCCGGCGGGACAATGAAAACGTTGGACGGCTGCAATGCGCTGATTGCACAGATTCAGGAGTGGAGCAAATGAGCCATACAATTAGCATCGCGGATGCTACCTTGATGGGTGAGATTTTGATGCTTCGTCTTAAAAGTAAGCCAGATATGGAGGAAGCACAGAACTTTGCGAACGAAGTCAAATCCGGCCCCGGCAAGCTGTTTGCGGGTGTTTTTGGCGAGGTACGGAAAAAGCGCAGCCTGACATCAAACGCTTATGCGTGGACGTTGCTTAATCAGCTTGCCGAAAAGCTGAAAAAGCCTGCTGTTGAGATTTACCGCGACCTTGTGCGGGACGTTGCGGGTGCAAGCGATATCGTCACTATCAAGCAGGAGGCGATGGAAACCTTTAAGCGCGGCTGGGAAAGCCAGGGGCAGGGCTGGCAGGTCGTTTTGCTGGATACCATGCCAACCCCAAACGGAACGTTCTGCACTCTGCAATGCTGGTATGGTTCCAGCGTATACGACAGTAAGCAGATGCACCGCCTGTTGGAACTGATCGTCCAGGAATGCCAACAGCAGGGAATCCCCACAATGACACCGGACGAAATTGCAAAGTTGAAAGGACTGACCGGCGAATGAAAAACGAATTTGGCGTTGCGCTTGATTCCAACGGCTATGCACCGTCCATCATGCCAAACTGGAAAGACATGTTCGGCCACCCACAGTGTTACTGCTGCATGAATGGCCATGATCTAGTACGGCATGAAGTGTTTTACGGCCAGAATAGGGCAAAAGGCAAAGCGCTTGGCCTGTGGATTCTGGTTTGCCCGGACTGTCACCGATGGATTCACGGCGAAAAACAGCGCTGGCCTAAAATGGATGGGCTGGATGTGGATGCCATGATGCGGCTTGAACTTAAAAAGACCGCACAGCGCATGGCAATGATGAATTACAGCTGGACAAAGGAAGAGTTCGCCCGGCGTTTTGGAAAGAACTATTTGGAGGACTAAACACATGTTGAATGTAGTTGCACTTATGGGAAGACTGGTTGCTGACCCTCAATTACGCCAGACGACAACCGGTAAAAATGTTGCATCGTTCCGCGTTGCAGTAGACCGGGGGCGCAAGGATGCCAACGGCCAGAATCAGGCAGATTTTTTTGACATCGTTGCCTGGGACAAGAGCGCAGAATTCATCTGCCGCTATTTCCAGAAAGGTTCTATGATTGCCGTTGAGGGCCGTTTGCAGAGCCGGAACTATCAGGACAAGAACGGCAGCAACCGCACGGCCATAGAGGTGGTTGCTAGCAACGTTTCGTTTGCAGGCAATAAAGAACCCGCCCAAGGCCAGAACATGGCTAATAGTGCCGTTTCTGCCCCTGTGACGGCAAGCAATGAGTACACGCCGATTGAAGATGACGGTGATCTCCCTTTTGATTTTTGAACGAAAGGCAGGTGATGAAATTGGGTTTTGTACATGGGACGCAGTGGACGGACGATATTCAACGCGCGGCCGATGTGATAAAAGCACAGGAGTTTTGAAAAATGGCAAACGAAGGGTACATCAAGCTGTACCGCCGCATGATGAAATGGGGGTGGTACACAGACACTCCAACGAAATGTGTGTTTCTGCACTTGCTTTTTTTGGCCTGTTATGAGCCGTGTTATTACAAGGGCGTTCATCTGGAAGCCGGGCAAGCGGTTGCCTCTATCCGCCAAATTTCAACAGATACTGGTATATCTGTTCAATCTGTTCGCACTGCTTTAAGTCATCTAAAATCAACACAAGAAATAACACAGTGTGAACACGGAAAATTCAGCGTGTTTACGGTGAATAATTATAGTGATTATCAATGCACTAACACAGAATCTAACAAACAGGTAACACAGAACCAACACAGTGCTAACACAGACCCTTATATAAAGAATAATAAAGAAGTTAAGAATACCCTCTATACCCCCCAAGGGGTTGACGCGATTTCTCCTCAATTTGACACCTTCTGGTCAGCCTATCCCAAGAAGACAGGCAAGGCAGATGCACGCAAGAAATTTGAGAAGCTTGTTACTGACGAATCTACCTTGTCCGCAATCTTGAAAAGCCTTGAGTACCTCAAGACCACAGAGCAGTGGCAGAAAGAAAACGGCAAGTATATTCCATATCCTGCCACCTGGCTGAATCAAAAACGCTGGGAAGACGAAACGGCGCAGCCGCCTGCTGAACCCCGCAAGTCTAAAAACCTGATTCCCATCTATGACCGGGAATACACACGGGAAGAGCTGATTAACGGCGTTGTTCCCAAACTCATTGGGTGGAAGGAGGCAGGCAAATGAATACAGCTGTTGCGGAAAAAGCCGTTATCGGCATCATGCTGATAGAGCCTGACCGGCAAAGCGAAGCCTTCAAAAGCCTAACAGCGCAGATGTTCAGCATCAAAGACCTGGGAGACATCTTCCTGCTTTGCAAGGAGCTTGATCGCAGAGGGGAACGCGCGGATGCAGTTTCGGTTATTTCCAGATGCAAAGACAGCATCAAGGCGATTGCTTACGAATGCGCACAGACAGTCCCATCAGTGAGCGGGTTCAACACCTACATCAACTGTGTTCTGGACGGATACCGAAAGCGGCTGATGGTTGCCAAGATGGGGGAGCTGGTTGCGGCAGATGTTGACGCTGACGAGATGTTCGGCGCGGTTGCTGCCATGATGGAAAAGCAGCAACACATTATGGAGCACCAGCGAGAGCGCAGTGCAAAGGACTTTGCCGATGGCGTAGAAGACTTCCTGCAATGGCTGAAAAAACCGAATGACAACATCCAAACGGGTTTTGGAACGCTAGATAAGCTGACCGGCGGACTTGTACGAAGCGGCGTAACAGTGATTGCTGCCCGGCCCGGCAAAGGCAAATCAACACTGGCTCTGCAAATGGCGGCGCAGATATCGCAAACCTGCCTGACGCTGTACCAGTCAATGGAAATGAGCCGGGAACAGCTTTACACAGCAATCTTTTCCCGATGGGAACAGATCGACAGCATCCGCATCACAAATCATGCGCTGACCGAAGAGGAAGAAAGCAAGATTGCAGAGGATGCAGAAATCCTGAAAAGGCGGTACAAGCTGATTCTGGATGATTCCAGCCTGACCAGCCTTGCAGATGTTGAACTGACCATCAAGGAGCGAAAACCGGAAGTGGTTGTCATTGACCATCTGGGGCTTGTGGCACCACCGAACGCCAAAGAAAAGCGCAATGACGAATTAGCGGCCCTTACACGGGGATTAAAGCAGCTGGCAATGAAATATCATATCTGCATCATTGAGCTTGTACAGGCCGCGAGAGCCGCCGATACGGGACTTATCAAGATGTCCGACATGTTTGGCTCTGCCACCATTGAACACGATGCAGACATGATTCTTGCCATTAACCCGGAACACTACACCAAATTGCGAGAACAGCGGGAAGAAGACCCGCCAAGCGAAAGCGATACCGTGATTGAGATCGTTAAGAACAGGCACGGCGCTTGCGGACAGCTTGATTTTGCGTGGGTGAAGCCGTTCCATCTATTTTGTGAGGTGACAAACATTGACTAACCGAGAAATGTACATGCAGCTTGCACAGACTTGCACAGAAAAAACGATTGAACTTGACCGGGAAATGGAAAAATACGGCGAGAAGTTGATGAAGTGCGCTTATGACGCAGCACAATGGAAGCTGAAAGCAGCGGAATTCCGGGCAAAGGCACGGGAGGAAGGCATGTGATCTACAAGTACACCATCCCGCTGCCGCCGGTCACGAAAAAGAACTCACAACGCATTTTGGTAAATCGGAAAACGGGAATGCCGTTCATAGCCCCTAGCAGCGCCTATAAGCGCTATGAAACGCAAGCCATATACTTTCTTGCCCCGAAGCTGAAAACGCCGCTAGCGGGCCGCTATAATGTCAAATTGCTGTTTTATATGCCAACCCGTAGGAAAGTAGACAAAACGAATTTGGAAAGTGCCATCATGGATATTTTGGTTAATTCCAAAATACTTGCAGATGATAATCGGAATATTGTTGCGGCTACTGATGGGACAAGGGTGTATTACGACAAGGAAAATCCAAGAACCGAAATCTACATAGAAGATTTTACGGAGGATTATGATACATGGGGAAAATGACGCACAAAGTCCTTATCGCCTGCGAAGAATCCCAGACGGTATGCAAGGCATTCCGTGCCAGAGGATTTGAAGCATACAGCTGCGATATTCAGGAACCGTCCGGCGGACACCCGGAATGGCACATCTTGGGCGATGCCCTGAAAGCTATTGAGGGGGGGCAAGTCGTAACAATGGACGGCAAAACGCACGATATTGGAAAATGGGATTTGCTGATTGCACACCCACCTTGCACTTACTTGTCGAACGCTGGCGCAAGACACTTATGGAAAGGCCATGAGCTACAGTCCGATAGAGTCATGCTTGGCATTCAAGGCAGGGACTTGTTTATGCGGTTTTGGTGGGCTGACATACCACTTATATGCGTTGAGAACCCTGTTCCATCAAAAGTATTCTGTCTGCCGCCGTACACGCAGGCCATTCAGCCGTATCAATTCGGCCATCCTTACACCAAGAAAACCTGCTTGTGGCTCAAAGGACTGCCGCCGCTTGAATCGACAAATGTTGTGGAGCCTGTTGCAACATGGTGTCCGAGCGGCAGCTACAGCCATAAGCATGGCGAGCAACACAAAGGTATGTTTACGACCGACCGTGCTAAAAACCGTGCAAAAACATTTCCCGGCGTTGCGGATGCTATGGCTGAACAATGGGGAAATTACATCAGGAACGGAGAATAAAAAATGACCGGAACACTATCCGCCCCATGCGAGCATTGCCAGGAACGCCACACGCTATGTCACAGTACATGCAGCAAGTATCATGACTACCGTGCAGTATTGGATGATATCGGCAAGCAGCGCATACAGGCGCAGGCTTTGACGGAAGCGGATGTTACACGGGGCGAAAAAATCAGGCGGGATGTGAGGAATCACGGACTGCCGGGGCGCAGGAGGAGATAAACATGAAAGCCAAAATACAGCTTCCGGCCTGCTACAAGAAAGAAGCGGAAGCTTATGCTCAACAAAGAATTTTGCATTCCTCTTGAAGAACTTGTTGATGAATTGGCCCAGCCTATGAGCACTGCTGATATTGCAGAATTAACAATTCAGCTGCAAATCGGAAAAGTCATCAAAGATTGAATAAGGAGTAAGACTATGGACGCAGTGACCTATATCAAAGAAGCAATGAGAATGTGCAAATCATCTGACGATAATTGCGAACATTGCCCTGCAAAAATCGAAAAGTTTTGCCCAATTTCATTGTGCAGAACAGTCATGAACGACATGAACGGGAATGAAGAAAAAGCGGTCTCCATCGTTGAGCAATGGTCAAAAGACCACCCAGTCAAGACCCGCCAGAGTGAGTTTTTGAAGATGTTTCCCAACGCCAACATAAAGACAATTATTGCTTCTTTGTCTCCGTGCGTGCTAGACAGAGAAGAAAAGCCGCAGCGGTGTGCCAAGTACGGTTATTTAAGCATTAGTTGCAGATGTATTAAATGCCGCGATGACTACTGGAACGAGGAGGTATCAGACAATGACTAACATCACAACCTTGCGACCCGGCGAACACTTTATGTTCAAGAATTACGAGTGGGTCTGCCTTGACCCAAACCACCCTGATGGCGGCGTGCTGGCTATTATGGCAAAGCCGTGGGCAAAAGAAGTAAAGTTCTGCCCAAATGATAAATTTGCCGATGAGAAAGGAAACTGGAATAACTACCGCACCAGCAATGTGCGCGGGGTTCTATCTGATATGGCGAACGCTGTTTTTGAGAAACAAAGTCTGCTGAGACATAACGTTGACCTTGTTGCCGACAACGGCGACAGAGCTTATGGCACTGTACAGGACTTTGTTTTTATCCTCACTTGTGATGAGCACAGAAAGTATCGTGATTACATCCCGTACTACGACAGATGGATTTGGACTGCCACGCCTTTGAGCTGTGGTGATAAGGATTCCGACGCTGGGGAATCGATCGTCGTTCGCACTGTGAACGATGATGGTATGCTGTACAACTACGGCGCGTGCAACGGCGGCGCTGTCGCACCGGCTTGTATTCTCAATCCTAAATTTCTTAATCTGCGCCAGAACATGGCCTATGTAGAGGAGGTATCAGAATGAGCACAACAATAGGCTGCCCGATTCCGGGCGCAAGCCAGCCTAAAGAACCGGTGCGGTTGATCGACATTAAAGAAATCTTACAATATGACTGTGCACATTTCACATGGTCTGGCGGCAAGAATTGCCTTACTGAACAGAAAGCGGCTTATGCGCGCGGTTACGACGCTGGGATGAAGTTCATCGTGGACAAAGCCAAGAAAGCACCAACCATCGACCCAGAATCCCTGCGGCCTACGGCAAAATGGATTGAAGCACCGGATGAAGGTGCAGACGGAAGCTGGGAAGCTTGCTCTTGCTGTGCATGGGAATCCAGCTGTCGTGGTAGCTTGCGACAATAGCACGGGCTTTGTATATATCGAAGAATTTGACAGCGTGAAAGCTGCTATCAAGTGGTTGCGGAGGGAAAAATGAACCAAACATTTTTTGACCCAGTAAACAGCAAGTGCATTTCTTTTGACGGCATGCCGAAGATTTCAGATTTTGGTGATGAAAACGATTTGATTCGGCGCGGTGATGCGTTGAAAGCCATTAGAAAAGCATGTATCAGTGCGTATTTGCCGTTCGATTCCGCCACGCCGGAAGGACAGCGAGTAATGGCTGCTCTATATGCGGTATGGAAAGTGAAAAAAGAGGGAAAGACGCATGACAGTATTTGACGCAAACTGCATCTACACAATCAAATGCCTTGCTTTGATCTTCGTTGCAGCACCGGGAGCGATGCTTATCGGCGCATTGCTGATCTACCTGTTTGCCCTGTGCTGCAAACAAATTTCAGGACTTTGGAGGGAGCAAAAATGAACATTTTCCTTTCAATTCTTGGCACCGCGATTGTCACAATTTTGATTGCGGGAGCCTATTCCATCGGCGTGTCCGTCGGCAGAGCTGCGGCGGGGTATGAAGATGATGACCGGGAACCGGTAATTTACATGGATCACACGCACGGGGGCGAGTAAATGGTTAAGATTTGCACTGAATGTAAAAAGGAATTTGAGGGAAGCGCAAAAACCAGGCTTTGCCCGGAATGCAAGGAAAAGCATCGGAAAGCGGCTGATGCGCTCCAACGTGAAAAGCACCGCAATCAATCTTTGGTCAAATGCGAATGGTGCGGGCGGCTTTTTACCAGAAAAAAGAACGAAAAAAAGTGTGAAGCATGCCGAAAAGAAGGAAGATATGGAAGCCCACAGATGGTGGCACACAGCAAAAGAAAACCGCCCAAAGTGAGCATCAACGGCGTTCTAAAAATTGCCGATAAAGACGGCACGACTTACGGAAAAGCGGTTCTGGCACACAACATTTAAGGAGGAACATATGAAAAGTATCGGCAACGCGCTTTCACTGACTGCGACTTTGGCATTTATCGCCTATATGGTACGCATCACAGGAAGCGGTATTTGGGCATGGATGGTTTTTCCGTGCTTTATGTTCGCAATTCTGGGTTTGAGCAACTGAAAGGAGGAAACAATGGAAAATAACTGCTGCAAAAGCTGCAATACTGTGTACAAACAGGTTGCTGTTATGCTGGATGACGGCGCATACATGCCGGAATACGCACATTTTGGCTGGGATGCAGGTGCAGACTTGAAAAGCCCTGTTGATGTGATGGTCCCGGCGAACGGGAGCGCTGTAATTGATACCGGCGTACATATTGACATTCCGCAGGGCTATGCGGGGTTTCTGAAAAGCAAATCCGGCCTGAATGTTAAGCATGATCTGACAAGCGAAGGTGTGATCGATGCAGGATATACCGGGAGCATCTGCGTAAAGCTCTATAATCACGGAAAAACTGATTATAAAGTCCATTCTGGGGATAAAATTTCCCAAATCGTGTTTATCAAGGCGGAAACTTTCGACTTTTACCCGTGCAGCAAGATGCCGGAGCGGGAACGCGGCAACGCAGGATTTGGTAGCACCGGCAAATAAAAAACTTGCATATTAGCGCATAATATGCTATAATATCAATAAGAAATAGCGTGCCAAGTGCTTAATTGCCAAGTGCCAGTTGAACTTGAAAGTTCGGCTGGCACTTTTGCTATATGGAGGACACATGAAACTATACTGCGCAGACTGCATGGACATCTTGAAGGGGATACCAGAAGGCAGTATAGACATGATTTTATGCGACCTGCCCTATGGTACAACGCGGAATAAATGGGATGTCATCATCCCGCTGGAGCCGCTATGGGCGCAATACAGGCGCATAATCAAAAGCAATGGCGTTATAGCACTGCACAGCGATATGCCATTTACAGCGGCCCTTGTAAGCGCTGGGAAAGACTTGTACAGATATGAGCTGATATGGGTAAAGGAAAACGGAAGCGACTTTCTGAACGCAAACCGCAAGCCCCTGAAAGCGCATGAAAGCATCCAGATATTCTACAAGCACCAGCCGACCTATAACAAGCAATATGTGGACGGAAAGCCCTATAAGAATAGGGGGGGGGCAAAGGCGAAAGGCTTCCCAAAAACTGGGGAAAGTTTCGTGACGACATCTTAACAGACTGTAGTGACGGCAAGCGAAACCCCACAACAATTCTGAAATTCCCAAGGGAAAAGGGATTGCACCCCACCCAAAAGCCTGTAAAGCTGGAAGAATGGCTGATTAAGACGTACACAAAACCAGGCGAGACGGTATTAGACAACTGCATGGAACAACTGGAGTAGCCTGTATCAACACAAATAGAGATTTCATCGGGATAGAGAAAAACCCCGACTATTATAAAACGGCCATAAGCCGGATAAAGGAGGCACAGGACAATGGGAAGCAGGGCAACCAAAAGAAACAGCCCGATCATGATTGATAATGACCCTGATAATGTGCCGGAAGGGAATCAAAGACGCATTGAATTTTTGCTTGTGATATCCCAGCTTCCCAAAATAAGCACAAACGACCTGCCAGCCCTCAGAAAACGCTTTTATGACTATATCAATTTATGTGTCAAGTATAACATGAAAGTGGGCAACATGGCTGCGTATGCGGCTATGGGAGTAGATAAAAACACTGTAAACGACTGGGAAAGCGGGAGACGGCGCAGCTCGCAAAAGGAATACCAGGAATTCGCGAGGGAAATAAAGCGTGTATGCGGCATGTACCGGGAAATGCTGATGCAGGATGGCGCAATCAACCCGGTAACAGGGCTATTCTGGCAGAAAAACTTTGACGGCTTCCAGGATCAGCAAGAGATTATAACCGCAACAAAAGACCCGTTAGGCGAAAACATGACCCAAAAAGAAATAGAAGACAGGTTCAGCGCCGACTTTGTAGAGATAGACGACTTTAAGGAAGTCAAAGAGCCGGAGCAACTGATAGAACCGGCTCAAACAAAGCCACGCAGGGAAAAGAAGCAAGCAAAAGAAACTGAATAAACGAAAACAGAGCATCTAGCAGCATGTAAACAAACTGCCGGGTGCTCTTTTATCATGCCTATAACCACGCAAAGAAACGCGCTATCCGCTTAAATGCCATAGTAAAGCCTAAAATCAGCGCGGAAATGCCTGGTAAAGGCAAGGGCAAACCCAGAAAAGCGGGGAAACCAAAGGCAAAGGGAAAAAAATAAGGCGGGATAAACGAAACGGCAAGCGGTCATCATCAAAAAAGATCCCTAAACACGAATAATTATCCCTCGTTCAAAACCGTCTCTTGAAACAAATCTTCATGCGAAATGGTCAAAAACACGGGGTATATACCTGAATCATGAAACAGAAGTACATAATACAAACCCAATTTGACTTTGCCGGAGATTTTTTCGCGCAAAATCATTCGACTTTCAGGCAGGGGATGCCCCTTCGACTTTGGGAGCGTTTCGACTTTGATTCGACTTTCAAACTCGTTCGACTTTGGCAGCGGGATGCAAAACGGCGCACCCTGACCGCAGCACCTTCCGGCCCGGCGGATGATCCCCAGGACGGCCCACAGCCGGGCAAAATGTGCCTTTTGAGTGCGTATTTCGCTAAATACCAATTTAGCGAACATCGAATTGACGTTGCAACGCACATTAGATTTTGAGAACTGCCAAAAAGCACAAAAGTACATAAAAAAAAGCGCCGCCGGGGATGCCGGAGGCGCTGAAATTCATTCGACTTTCAAAATCAATTCGACTTTGATTCGACTTTGCCCGCCGGGGCCCAGATGGGCCATGACCCTCACCACGCCGCCCGACCGGGGTCAAAAGTGCATGCAGTGCCCGGCGGGTGATCTGGCAGGTCGTTACTTGCTTGCATCGCGCTCCATAGCCTCCGCGATGGCCCGTTGCACAAAAGCGTTGACGCTCTCTCCCTGGCTCTCTGCGTGGGCCTTGATTGTATCTTTTTGGCCTTTTGGGACCATCAACCCGATGCGATCATATGCCTTTGCATTGTATTTGTTGTGGCTTGCTGCGCTTGTACGTCCGCCCATGCCTGACCCTCCTATATCACATAATTACTATTATAAGTATATCCGCCCGCGCGTGATTTTGCAATCATGCAAATTGCATAAAGCATGGCGCTAAAATGAGCGGTTTATTTGTGGAACATTGCCCTATTGCATAATTACTAAATCATGCTATAATAAAATCATCAAAAGAAAACAGCCCATAGGGCAGGAGGAAACAAGCATGAAAATTGAAAAGTACGGCATCAAGATGCAGGGCTTGAAGAAAGCCGCCGGGGAAACAAAACACCTTGATTACTGGAACGGCTACGCGCAAATAAGCTATGATCGAACAGACGGGGAGGTTATGGCAGAATATCACGCTGATGTAAACGATTGGACGCGATACCGCAGCAACAGCATTATAAGCGTGTGCAACGCACGGGAACCCATGACAATGCAGGATATTGCGGATGCTGTAGCGCTTGCCCTAGACAATTAATAACCGCAGCAAAAACAACACAAAGGAGCGTATAAAATGAAAAGTTATAGCGATATTTTGGCGGCGTTAGAAGCGCGGAAAGACCGGAGCGCATGGAATAAGGGCGTGACGGCGTATGCAATTAATCTACTCGATCAATACCAGGAGCGGGCAGAATACGAGGGCCGGGAAGCAGCCAGCCGCAAGGAGCTGGAAGAATGGCTGTTGAACGGTGCAAGCACCTGGGGAGAGTACAGCTGGGGCGGATCGGCGCTGATCTATAACGGCGACGTTGCAAAGCGGCTTTGCAACCCGTCCGAGCTTAAGCGCACGCACAACGGCGAGCGCCGCCCCAACAGCCGGGAAGAGTGGCTTGACACGCAAGCAAGAGCACTTGCACAAGCTGCAAAGCGGCTGATTGACGCCGCGTACCGATAGCAACCCGCAAGGCCGACGCATAACGCGCCGCCGGTGCAAGCCCGGCCACCCTGCAAGGGGTGGGCGCTCATGGGTAACAAACACGATCACAAGCCCGGCACGGACTCACAACGCGCACCCATCGCCAACAATGGCAGCCAGCCCGCCGGGGCGCTGGCATAAGCCCAACGGGAGCCGGTGCACCTCCCCACAAAACAGATTGCACCCGCCGCCGGTCGTTCCGGCCAGGTTCGCCGCGTTCTGATCCCGCGCTCCGGGCGCAAAAAGTGAAACCCGCAAGCCCCACGAGAGAGGGCAGGAAAACAACATACAGGAGGCAAAAGCAGGATGAAATATTATTATATTGTCTATGCAGCGGAGCAGGACAAAAACAGTGTAAACCCGTTTACGGGGGAGCGCGGCGGCTCTGATTATGAGCCGGGATATTATGCGGCTGTGCTGCGCGTTAGCGCTTAAGATAATATTTTGCATGTGCTCAACATGTACGCGGGCATGATGCACGCTAACATATGTAGCAGCAAGCGGGAGGCGGATGCAGTCGCCCGCGCCTGGAATGAGAGTTACAAGCGCAACGGGACGGCGCTGTTTTGAGCTAACAAGGGGGTTATAACCATGATCTATCAAGCTAATAAGCGCCAGTTTGGGGCGCTGGAAGGCCTTGCACACTGGTGCGCCGAGTATTATTATACTCTTGAGAGGTTCGGCGCGGATGATGCCGAGATGCCAGCGATCCGCAAGGATGTGTCTTTTTGCATGGATCGGTGCGATGCGCTGGGCGTGCCGTACTGGGCGCAAAACGCCGTACTTGCATGGGCCGAGAATTGGAGGGCCACAAAATCGGAGTATTTTGATGCCGCGATGGCCCGAAGAGGGATCACCTGCAGCGGGGCCGCAGGCTGATTATTTGCCCGGAGCTATTGCAATAGCGCGGGCTAGGGTGTAAAATATAGTTGCAGGAGGTGTTTTATATGCTGGTTGTATTGTTCTTGTTAGCTTCTCCGTTTATCATTATTTTTGGTGTGATGCGCCATTTTTAAGCAATATATAGCGGAGCGCCTGGGCCGTATGGCCTGGGCGTTTTTTTATTGTCTTCGGGCAAGGTGCTCCGTTCTGCCCGGCATTTTTTGTACATGATCTGCGGGGGTATACCGGAGGGGGATTTTGGCAGGTCGAAGGGCGCGGGGTTAGTCCCTCCAATCCCGAAAAAATAAAAAAGTCCCATAATGGTTTGCGTTCCCATACTTTTTGCGCTAAAATGCAAATGTAAGCTCTCCTTCAATTTGCTACAATCAACAGTTTGTCTGCAACGGGAAACGATGCTATAATAAAAAAAATAGTGCCAAGTGCCCTGTGCCAAGTGCCTTTTCTCAAATTTGAGGGAGGGCGCTTTTTTATTTTGAAAATTTCTGAAATTGCAAAAGAGAGCACAATGCGAGCCAAGACAGCGGACGGAGCAGTTTATGCGTTTGCTGCGATCCGGGAACTGGAAAAAGAAAATTTCAAGCAGGCGCACAAGCTGAGTGTGGATTTGCATAATAAGCTGGGTACGCTGCCGCGCTGCAATGACCTGATTGAGCTGAACCGGAATCTGCTGCTGTTCAATGCGCCGTATAACTTTGATTCCTTTTGCCAGTACATTGAACTTGACCGTGACCCCAAAAGCCGGTTTTATATGCCGCGCCGAAAGCAGCTGATTCGGATGGTAAACACTCTGCAAAAACTGGAAGACGGGGAACTGGACATTGCAGGAATCATGATGCCGCCCGGCACCGGGAAAAGTACCACTGCCATTTTTTATCTGACATGGCTTGCCGGACGGAACCCCGACATGCCAATTTTAGGCGGCAGCCACAGCAACGCATTTCTGCGCGGCGTGTACGATGAATGCCTGCGAATTATGGCAAAAGGCGGGGAATATTTGTGGCGAGACGTGTTCCCCGGCGTGTGCATTGCCAGAACGAATGCGCAGGACATGATGATAGACATGTACAAGCCAAAGCGCTTTGCCACACTGGAATTTTCTTCTATCGGCAGCGGCAATGCGGGCAAGGTGCGTGCGCAAAAGCTGTTATACTGCGATGACCTTGTAAGCGGCATTGAGGAAGCCATGAGCCGGGAACGCATGGATAAGCTGTGGCAGCTATACACAACGGATTTGCGGCAGCGAAAAATTGGTGAATGCCGGGAACTGCACATTGCCACACCCTGGAGCTTGCATGACCCGATGGACAGGCTGGAACGTAACAACGAAAACAACCCCAGGGCTGAATTTTTGCACATGCCTGCCCTGAACGAGGAAGAAAAAAGCAATTTTGATTATGCTAACGGGGTAGGGTTCAGCACCAAGTTTTATATTGACATGCGGGAATCAATGGATGATGCCAGCTGGCGTGCATTGTTTATGACAAGCCCGATTGAACGGGAAGGGCAACTGTACCCAGAAGATCAGCTGCGCAGATACTTTGAGTTGCCGGATAAAGCGCCGGAAGCCATTATTGCAGTATGCGATACCAAAGAAAAAGGTTCTGACTATGCGGTTCTGCCCGTTGCATACAAATACGGGGATGATTTTTACATTGAGGAATGTGTTTGCGATAACGGCGCACCGGACGTGGTGGAAACGCGGCTCTGGATGGTTCTTGTGAAACACAAGGTTCAGCTGGCCCAGTTTGAAAGCAACAGCGCAGGCGGCAAAGTGGCAGAAAAATGCCAGCAGGAAGTAAAGGCGCACGGCGGAATAACCAGGATTGTGACCAGGTACACCACCGCAAACAAGGAAACCAAAATCATTGTAAATTCCCCCTGGGTGATGGAACACTGCCTGTTCAAAGATAATTCCGTTATCAAGAATAACAAGGAATACAGGCGTGTTTTGTCGTTTTTAACAGGGTACACAATGGCAGGGAAAAACAGACATGATGACGTGCCGGACGCATTTGCCATGCTTGCACAATACGCTCAAGGTCTAAATGCGGGCAAAGTTGAAATTGGGACAAGAATTTGGTAAAAAAACAACGTTAATGTGCTTGAAAAATGTGAATTTTATAGTATAATAGTAAATGGAAAGGCTTTATAGTTTAGCCCTTTTCTTATGAACATTTTGTTCATACCTCCTAGGGTACGGAACCAGCGTCCTGCATATGCGCCGCCCTAAATATGGTTCTCCCGCTGGCTGAAATGCCAGCTATTGTGTCGCTATAGTTTAATGGTAAAACTCCTGGCTCATAACCGGGTGCTTGCAGGTTCAACCCCTGCTGGCGGCACCAGAGTGCGCTCTGCGGCGCACAACCGGCACTATGTGGGCCGTTATCAGCCACATAGAGCCTGACAGGGCTTACCTTGTCCGCTGCACCTGCAAAGCTGTCAAGCACTTTGCAGGTGATATATACCGTATAGCCATATAAGGGCGCTGCGTTCCGAAGCAACAGCGCGGCGGAGGGTGCAAGGCCACCATACGGAACCAGATGCAAGGTAGCGCCTTGCTGTGTGGGCGGTGCGGCTTCCCCCACAAACGATGACAAAGCCTGTGAAAAGCAGGAACCGCACATGCTGTTATAGCTCAATGGTAGAGCAGCCGCCTTGTAAGCGGCAGGCTACTGGTTCAAGCCCAGTTGGCAGCTCCAAGGCCGATGATACGGGTAAAAGATTCAGCCCAGAGCTGAAGTTCCCTGTTAGGCAATCCCTGCACACCTCTCCCGGAAGTGCCACAAGCAGGGCTTTTGATGATATGTTCCCGACATTTACGCCGGTAAGTTGCGGTTTAGGTTTAAGTTTCGCGCAAGTTGGAAAAATGCAACCTTGAAACGTGAAATTTTAACTTGACTGCAATTTGCTTATACGCAGTCATAGCTTAATAACGTTGGAAAAGCAGCGCCTGTGGGTGCCGTTGCAGGTTCGAGACCTGCTGACTGCTATTGTTGGGTCGCTCCCACCGGTGAAAGCCCGGCGCAGGCAAAACGCGATAGATAGCATGACCCAGCGGTGACATCTAAAAAACCGCTCGACATCTGCTTGTGCGGACTCCGTTACTGACGAAGTTACGCATCGTCGGAACCCATTACATCAAAGCAGACGTGCGTACAGCAGGCACGTTAAACACTGACTGTATGCAGGCGTACCATCACGCGCATAGCACTGGATGCCGCCTGTTACGTTGCAAAGCCTGCTACTTTGCAATGGGTGAGCCCGGCATAGCATAAACCGGGAGGGCGGGAACGGGGTTATTTTTGAAAGAAGGGATAAATTGCGAGTAAATGTTTACTGCCCGTGCTGCGGTGCGGCAGGAATCAAGCGGAAGCTGATGGAAGTTGATACAGCAGCAAAGGGAACGATTTATCCCTATTGCAAGGCGTGCAAACGGAACATTGAAATTCATTTGCCGCTGAAAAAATAAAGTGCCAAGTGCCCTGTGCCAAGTGCCAGCTGAACCTTAATTGGTTTGGCTGGCACTTTTTGTTTTTGTGCAAAGGAGAACAGCTTGGAAAGATATCTTGTTGACATCCTGCCGGATGAGGGTTTGCACGGCAGACGGGTCATTGCCACAAACGAGCAGAAAATTACAGCGGACAACGTTGTAAAGGTGCTGAATACTGCCATTGCCACCCACGACAAGAACCGGGGAGAAATCCAGTATTTGTGGGATGTTTACCGGGGCAAGCAGGATATCCGAAAAAAAGAAAAAATCGTTCGTGAGGAAATCAACAACAAAATCACGGTAAACATCGCAAATGAGATTGTGACGTTCAAAACAGCATTTCTGCTTTCCGGCCCTGTGCAGTATATCGGTGCAAAAGGCAGCAAGACGGACAACAACAAACTGGTTGATTTGAACCGCTGGATGTCAGATGAGGACAAACAGAGCAAGGACAAAGAAATCGTTGACTGGATGCACATTGCGGGGCTTGGCGTGCGGATGGTTCTGCCTGACCCCGGCGCGGAACAGGCGGGAAGCCCTGCCTGCATTTATACCCTTGACCCGCGTGAAGCGTTTGTCATCTACTACAGCGGCTATACCAAAAAGCCAATGGCAGGTGTGCTGACACAGTATGATGAAAACGATGCCAAGTATTACGGTGTTTACACTGACAGCGAATATTTTGAAATCAAAAGCGGGAAAATCACCCGGCAGTCTGGGCATTTGTACGGCAGTGTGCCGATTGTGGAATACCCCAACAACAGTGCCAGAATGGGCGCGTTTGAAGTAGTGCTGCCGCTTCTGAATGGTATTAACACGCTGGAAAGCAACCGCGTGGATAACGTGCAGGATTTTGTAAATGCGTATGACGTATTCCAGAACGTTGATTTGGAAGACGGCCAGTACAGCCAGCTTGCCAGCGGCGGTAAGTTTATCAAAATCAAAGATTCCCAGCAGGGGATGCCTGCAAAAATTTATCGCATCAGCAGCGAGATGAACAGTTCTACTGTGCAGACCGCTGTGGATGATTTGCATGATAAGATTTTGACCATCTGTGGCATGCCGAACCGCAATGGCGGGTCTTCCACCAGCGATACCGGGCAGGCAACCATTATGCGCGATGGCTGGAAAGACGCAGAAAGCCGCGCCCAGGACAGTGAAGATATGTTCCGGCGCAGTGAACGGCAGTTTTTGCGTGTGTTCCTGACCATTTGCAACACAACAAATAATCTTGGCCTGAATGTAGGGGATGTGTACGCACAGTTTACCCGCAACAACCTGACTGACATCCAGAGCAAGATGCAGGTATTTATTCAGGGCCTGGGCTGTGAAAAGATCGCTCCGGAAACGGTATACCGCGAACTTGGCCCGTTCCGTGACAATGAAATGGCCTTGCAGGAGGGCATGAAATATTACGAGGAAAAACAGGCAGAGCTTGAAAAAAGCCTGAATGAGGAGCTTGACAATGGACTGGAAACCAACGGACAGCGCAATCAGGCTGCTGAACCGCAGGGCGATACGCAGGTTTGAAAAAGCATCCCGGCAGATAACGCAGTTTGATGAATTGAACGTTATGCCCGCCTGCAAGCAGCTATACCAGGACATTGCCAAAGACAATCAGGAAGTCTTTTTAGAACTCGCAAAAAAATGCTACCAGGATGCCGAAGTTCACGGCAAAGAAAAACCCGACAAGGCATGGCTGCTTGCCTTGTTTGCCGGATACAGCGCCGTTACCGGCTATGTGTACGAACACGAGATTGACCGAAAGCGGGCCTACCTGGAAGAGGGGCTTTTGAGCCGGACAAACCATAAGAACGAATTCCGGCGTGCATTGCGGTATTGGAGCGATATGACGTACCAATACGCTGATGACGTGACCGATTCTGCAAGAATCAAGGCATTTACAGATGCCGGAGTAGAACAGGTGCAGTGGCACACTGCCGGGGATGAAAAAGTGTGCCAGGTTTGCCGGGAACGCAACGGAGAGATTTACCCGATTGATAATATCCCCGATAAACCCCACAGGAAATGCAGGTGTTGGCTGACGCCTGTTTGATCGTCAGAGAAGACGCTAAAACGCAAAGGTCAGAGAAGACGCTAAAACGCACAAATACGGGCGAGAGAACGCCGACAAAATAACGCGGAGGCACCAATGAAATTTGACACCAGCACCATTGACGGCTTTGAAAACATGAGCGATGCAGACAAGGTGACGGCGCTGCTTGGCGTTGACCTGCCTGACCCGGTGGATACAAAGAACCTTGTAAAAAAAGAAGATTTTGACAAGGTGATGAGCGAAGCCAGCAGTTACAAAAAGCAGTTGAAAGAAAAAATGACTGCCGAAGAAACCGCTGCTGCAGAAGCCAAAGCCGCACAGGAAAAGTTGCAGAACGATTATAACGCACTGCTGAAAGAAAACACCATTTCTAAAAACGTTGCCAAGTATATTGCGCTTGGCTACGATGAAAAACTTGCCAAAAGTACGGCAGAAGCCCTTTTTGATGGCGACATGGAAACGGTGTTTGCCAATGCTGCAAAGGCCAATCAGGTGCTTGCAGACAAGCTGAAAGCAGACCTTATGCGCAACAGCCCCAGACCCAGCGGCGCTGGTACAAGCACCGAAGAAGAAAGCGAATACATGGCATTTGCCAAGCGCAGCGGCAAGGCAAAAGCACAGGCCAATGAGGCAGCCGCAAAAGTCATGGATTATTACAAGTAAGGAGTGAAAGCATGAAATTCAAGAAAACGGATGTTGCCGGTGCAGTTGAGATTCTGGCCAGCAATGATTTTACCGCAATCCCGTTTACCACAACCACCGCAAAAAAGGCTGGTGAAAAACTGACAGTTGACAGCCGCGTTGGCGTTGTGCTGTATGACGTTGACCCGGATGAAAACCCCAACGGCAGCCTGCTGGTTGCGGGCGTGATTGATGCAGTAAAGGCAAAGGCACACAGCGGTACCGACCTTGCCGCAGAATCTGACCTGCCGGATACCATTATCTTGCGCACCAATACCGGCGTGAACGCATAACGGAGGTGAAAACATGAACCTTACTGAACTTTTTACACCTGAAATCATTGCGGCAAACTATACCGAAGCTGCTTCCAACGCAATCCCGTACCTGGGCAGCGGTTTGTTCCCCTCTGTAAAGCGTGCTGGCCTTGACCTGGCATGGATTAAGGGCCACAAGGGCCTGCCTGTTTCCCTGAAACCCTCTGCTTTTGATGCAAAGGCCACTTTCCGTGACCGCATCGGCGTGAGCAAGCTGGAAACCGAGATGCCGTTTTTCCGCGAGGGCTACAAGATCAAGGAAAAAGACCGCCAGGAGATTCTGCGTGCCCAGAGCAGCAATGACCCCTATGCAGCGGATGTCATCAACCGCATTTACGATGACCAGCAGGATTTGATTGCCGGTGCTGACGTTGTGCCGGAACGCATGCGCATGCAGCTGCTGTTCCCGGAGGGCGGCGCAATGGGTATTACCATCAAGGCCAATGGCGTGAACTACACCTACAACTATGACCCTGACAGCAAGTGGAAGGGCACCAATTATACCGCCCTGACCACAACTGACATGTGGACTGCCACTTCCACCGCAGACCCGTTCAAGCAGATTCAGACTATCAAGGACAAGATGGCAAGCAATTACGGTGTAACCCTGGCTTACATGGTGATGAACACCACCACGTTCAACCTGATGAAAGCCACCGATGCCGTAAAGAATCGCTGGCTGACCGTAACTGGCCGCAGTATGGGCTACCTGACCAACGATGAAGCCAAAGATGTGATTGCATCCACTACCGGCATTCAGATCGTGATTTACGACAAGCTGTATGCCGATGAGAGCGGCGCAAGCCACAAGTTTGTTCCGGACGGCTATGTGAGCTTTATCCCGGATGGCGCACTGGGCAAGACCGCTTACGGCACCACCCCGGAGGAAGCCGACCTGGCAGGTTCCGGCAAGGCAGATGTTGCCATTGTGAATACCGGCGTTGCCATTACGGTTGAAACCACCGTGCATCCGGTCAACGTAAACACCTACGCTTCCGAGATCGTGCTGCCCAGCTTTGAGCGGATGGACGAAGTTGCCGTTATGAAGGTGACTGCATGACCTGGCTGATTCCCGATTATGCAGTGTTTTACGGTGGTGAGCTTTGCGTGACCGGGAAAAAGGTGAAGATTGCCGACCAGGACAGTGCCGAAATGGCAAAATACGGGAAAGTAATAACCGAAAAGGCGGAAACACCCCCTGTGGTAGAACACCGGCGGGGAAGAAAGCCGAAAGTTTGATGAACGGCGGGTGACAATATGACAAGCTTTGAACGATTGCAAAAGCGTACAGGCGATGATGATTTAGAACTGCTGTCAGGTCTGCTTGACAGCGCGGAATCTGTCATACTGGCCCGCCGTTTTCCTTTTGGCGGCGGTGAGCTGGAAGAGCGATACCGCGATTTGCAGTTCCGCATTGCTCTGGCAATGTACAACAAACTTGGCGCGGAATACGAAACCAGCCACAGTGAAAGCGGAATCAGCCGCACATGGGGCAGTGAGGATGTTCCGCAGCAGTTGTTGGAAGAAATTGTTCCGATCGGAAAGGTTGGCAGCTGATGCGCGACCTGAAAGCCAATCAAAAGACGATATGGTATCAGAACAGCAGCGGATTTGCCGCCGTGAAAGATGAGTACGGCAACCGCACCGGCGAGGAACAGCCCATCATGGAACACGCTGAACAGCTGAAAATCAGCGTGAGCGGCGCTGTTGGCGCAATGGAAGCCGCCGCTTTTGGCGGGTTTACAGATTACAGCCGGACAGCCTGCACGGCAAACACAAACTGCCCTTTGCGGGAAGGAACGCTTATCTGGATTAACCGGGATTCTGACGAAAGCCCGAATTACGTTGTGACCAAAAAGGCAGATACCATAAACGGCGTATTATATGCGCTGAAAGAAATCGTGCCATGAAAATCAAGCTGGCGTTAAGCGAAAAAGGCATAGAGCAGGCAATAAAGGAATACGAAAACTGGCAAAAAACGCTGGAAACCCGCATTGAACAGTTTGTAAAAAGACTGTCAGAAATGGGGGCAGAAGTTGCCAAGATACGGTTTACTGCCGCCGTTTATGATGGTGACATGAGCGATATTGCGGTTCAAGTAGAACATGACGGCAAGAAAGCCACGATTTACGCCACCGGGCAGGCCGTTGGCTTTATTGAGTTTGGCACAGGCGTTGCATTTGCAGAGCATCCAAGCGGGCTGTATGCGCATGGCACATACGGCGATGGGAAAGGTTCAAACCCCAATGGATGGGTTTATGATGGCGTTCCCGGACCAACGGCACAGCCTGTGTATAACCGCAAGGGCGAGCAAAAGCCCGGCGTTTGGCGGACAAAGGGCAACCCGCCCGCATGTGCCATGTGGGAGAGCGAGGCCCAGATGGCTGCAAGTATAAAAACCGTGTGGGAGGAGGTAATGCGTTGACAGAGAATTTTCAGCCGCAGATTTTTGAATTCTTTGCACAAAAGCTAGAAGCAAAATTCCCCGGCGTTAAATTAAGCAGCGTAATTACCGACCAGCCGCCCAGTTTCCCGTGCGTTCAAATCGAACAGGATGATTTGCCGACAGACCATGACAACAGCGGCAGAATCAGATTTGTGAATGTGCGGCTCCGCGTGCGCGTTTACACAACGGGGAACACAAAAACAAGCCAGGCCCGGAAAATACAAATGTGCATTGACGAGATAGCCAACAGTTTGAATTTTACTCGGCAAAGTTACATTACAAGCGGATACCTGTATCAAAACAGTGCGTACCGAACGGAAACAACGTACCGTGCGCGAATGACCGAAGACGGGGTTTTGACCCGGACATGATAAGGAGTTGAAAACATGGCAAATGAACATGTAGCTATCAGTACCCAAGGCGTACAGCTGCTTCGCGGTGATTCCAAGACTACCCTGAAAGAGCTGTGCTGGATTCAGGAATATCCTGACCTGATCGAAGACCCGGATACCATTGACGTTACCACACTGATGCACACCATGCAGGCTAACATTCCTGCGTTGCCGAAATCCTCTGCGCGTGCCTTCCCGGCGTTTGTTGACACCGATGCGGGCAACCTGAAAGCAGTACAGGACACGGCGAATACACCGGCCTATTATGCGGTGCGCAGCCGTAATGGCTGGGGCTGGGTATGGCATGGTCAGCACAGTGTTTCTGTGCCCGGAAAAGGCGTTGATGATGCAATTCAGTTCAATATCGTCATTACCAACGATTCTGACCTTGAATTCACCGAAAGCATTACTGTTTCTACTTCTTGAGGAGGAAAACGCAAATGGACGCTATCAAACTGACTTTTGAAGGAAAAAGCTACGAGCTTACCTATACCCGCGAGACTGTCAAGCAGATGGAGAACACCGGCTTTGACATCCAGATGTTGGCACATCAGCCCACCGTTCAGGGCGATAAGATGTTTGCCGGAGCTTTTCTGGCAAAGTGCAAGGGCATCAAGCGCAAGGTGATTGACGACATCTGGAACCATATGGACATTGAAAGCAAGAATAATGTTCTTGCCGCACTGGCCGATATTTACGGCGATGCAATGAACAGCCTTGCAGATGATGGAAAAAAGGTGACTTGGGAGATTGCTTGACCAACGATCTCCCCGAAGGTCAAAAAACATGGGGCCAGGTTTTTGAAGAACTAGCCCCTTATTATTTATCAATCGGCATGAGCGCTGACGAGTATTGGAATGGTTATCCAAGACTTACCAGAGAATACCGTGAAGCGCATAAAAAACAGCTTGAGGAATGGAATTATAAGGCGTGGATACAGGGCAAGTATATTGCCGATGCCATATCCGCCACGATCGGAAATGCGTTTATCCCGAAAGGGCGCAAACCGATGCAGTATCCGAAAGAGCCGTATGCGCTGACGGAAGAAGAACAGATTGCAAGAAAGATAAGGGATGCAGAAGAAGCGGAGAGACGTTTCTTTGAGAAATTCAATTTGATGGGTGGTGGAAGCAATGGCTGACGTACAGATTGATAAACTTACAATCGAGATTGAGGCCAATTCAGGAGCTGCCACAACTAATATCAAAAAGTTGGGAAAGGCGATAGAGTCTCTTTCTTCAACAGGTAGCTTAAAGACTGTTATTGACAGTTTGGAAAAACTGAATGAAAAGCTGTCCAATATGAGCAATTTAAGCTCCGCTGTATCGGGAATAAACAAAGTTTCTGATGCAATGAAAAAGGCAGCAGGCGTTTCCAATAATATGACTGCACAGACGGAATCGCTTGGATCTTCTTTGAAAAATCTGTTTTCACAGGCCAGCGTGGTAGCAATTATTCAAAAGACTAACAAACTTTTGGAAAGTGCCATAACCAACTACAGCGAGTACGCAGAAGATATTAACCTGTTTGCTGTGGCAATGGGCAATGCGGCTGACAGCGGCGGCAGATTTGCGCAAAAGATGGAAAACTTGCTTGGCATTGACAGCGGTGAAGCCATGCGCAATATGGCTGTTTTCCAGAACCTTACAACCAGCTTTGGCATGGCATCCGATAAAGCCTACATTCTTAGCCAGAACCTCACACAGCTTGGCTATGATATGGCTTCCTTCTTCAATCTGAGTACAGAAGATTCGTTCCAGAAATTGCAAGCTGCCATTTCCGGTGAGCTTGAACCTATCCGCCGGTTGGGCGTTGATATTTCCAACGCCAGATTGCAACAAGAATTGTACAATTTGGGAATCAATAAAAGCATTAACAGTTTGTCTCAGGCGGATAAGGCACAGCTACGCTATATTGCTATCATGAAGCAGACAACAAATGCGCAGACCGATATGGGCCGCACATTGAATTCGCCTGCAAACCAGATGCGCATTTTGAAAGCACAGGTTGACTTGCTCGGCAGAAGCCTGGGCGCGGTGCTCATCCCCGCAATCAATGCAATTCTTCCGCCCCTGATTGCTTTTATTCAGGTTGTCAGAATGGCAATCAGCGCGATTGCATCACTTTTTGGGCATACGATTCAGTGGGGCGATTTTCAGAGTTCCGGCGTAAGTGCTGCACAGGGCGTTAGCAGCGGGCTTGATGATGTCGGTGGGAGCGCAAGTTCTGCGGCAAAAGCTGTGCATGACCTGATCGGCGGATTCGATGAACTCAATAAAGCACCAGACCAGTCATCCGGCGGTGGTGGCGGTAGTGGCGGAGGTGGAAGCGGATTAGGTGACATTGACCTTCCGAACTATGACATGTTCGCCAACCTTGCAAACAGCAAGGTTACGCAATGGGTTGAAAAGCTACAAAAGGCTTTTGAGAACATCAAAAAAGTGCTTGAACCGTTTATGCCACTTATAAAAGGTATTGGCGCTGCTATATTAACGGCTTTTGCCGTTGGAGCTGTCAGCAAATTCCTGAAAAAGTTCAAGGATTTTATTACTAAAGCCGCTGCGGGAAGCGCTGTCTTTGCAGCATTGAAAAAAGCTGCGGGAGTTTTTGTTTCATCGCTGGAGTATGGGGCCGGTTTTTTGAAGTCTTTTTCCTTGGGGCTTCAATCGTTCAGAAACGCACTCCCGGTATGGGCGAAAGTAGCTACTGCCGTTGCTGTGGCGGTCGGAACCTTTGTCACTGCTTATGATGCAATGAAAAAATTCGGGCAGGGGTCAATGGATTTGAAAACCGCCGCAACAAACTGTGTGGCTGCATTTGCCCTGTTTGGGACGATCGGCGGCATTGTGCTTGGCCCAGTTGGTGTAGTGATTGCAGCGGTGGGAACGGCAGCCGGTGCGTTTTTGGGATACAGGAGCGCAATGCAGGAAGCCGGGCAAGAAATGGCGAACGAAAGCCAGTTCTGCCAGACATTAAATTACATGATCGACCAGTCCACCGCAAGTATTCAGCGGGCAACGGAAAACCAGCAGGAGCTTAACGAAAAAATTCAAAGCTTTTCTGATGTCGGAACAAAGTATGCAGGCGTTCAAACCCTTGTCGATTCAATTTTCGATTTAAGCGAAAAGTCGAACAAATCCGCGTTTGAAGTGCAGCAGCTCCAGTCCCAGGTAGAATACCTTAATGGTATGGGCCTGGAAGGTTTGCAGCTGCACATGGACGAAACCGGAACAAAGGTGCTTGAAACTCGTGACGATGTAAACGCCCTTATCGAAAGCCTTGAAAAGGCCGCATACGCCGCAGCAGCGCAGGATTTGTTGGAAAGTGCATATAAGGCGCAGATTCAGGCGGAACAAGACCTTGCAGCCGCCAATGACCGCCTTGCTGCGAGCAAGGAAGCAGTCGATACAGCAACAACGGCACTTGGCAATTATCGTGACGGTCTTTCCACATGGGGTGAAATGCTGGCTGATTTGGGTCTCGATGCGCAATATAACGCTTTGTCCGATTCTTTGAGCAAAGCGAACGAAGCCTACGAAACCGCAACAAGTGACGTTCAGGCGCAGCAAGAAGCCCTTACAAATGCCAATTCTGCGATTGATACCTACACCCAAAAACTTGTGGATATCAAAAGCGGGAACTTTGATATGGCTGATTCTGTAACAAGCTCTACAAATCAGGTTGATACTTCTATGGCGCAGGTAAGAGATTCTGCAAATCAGACTGCCGGAACAGTAACAAGTGCCAACAGTAATATAGCAACGTCTGCTACAGATTCCGCTGCAACAATCAGTTCCAGCTATTCGGCTACGGCACAAAGCGTACAGGGTAGCACAGGCCAAATGAGTAGTGCAGCGGAAAACGCAAAAGAACGAATGACCCAAAGTGCAAACAATACAGCAAGCGCTTATGCGGCAAGTTTTGACAATATCAATTCTGGTGCAAGAAGAAATGCGGAAACGGTAAAAGATTCTGCAAGTAATGCCGCATCTGGCGTTGAAGATGCGGCAACCCGTTCCGGAAATGCACTGTCCGGCCTTCCAGAGAAGGCAAAACAATGGGGCAGCGATTTCGCTTCCTCTTTTGTAGATAGCTTTGTCGATACGTGGACAGTCCTTAAATCGGGATTTGAAGATGCGGCAAAATGGATTAGTGAACGGTTCCATTTTTCTGTTCCTGATAAAGGCCCTTTGGCTGATGCTGACACCTGGATGCCTGACATGATGAAACTGTTTGCATCCGGCATTGAACGGAACAAGAACAGCGTTATCCGCCAGGTTGCAGCGCTTAGTGCTTCTATGCAAAAGGAACTTACGGATGCACCTGTCAATGTCAGTGCAGAGGGCACAGTCGTTTCCAAACACGATGTCGAAGTATCCGGGAAGCAGTTTTCTTCTGGGCAGGCATACCGCACCGGAAATGGCTCCGCAGACGTTGTTGCAGCAATTCGTGCGCTTGGCACTATTATGGAGCGCAACAGCGATACCAAAGTTGTCATCAACGGCAGAGAGGTATTCCGCGCCGTTAAGGATGAAGCGCACCGAGAACAAATCAGAACGGGAAGCCCCGCTTTTTAAGAGGGAAATATGAGCTTCAATACCAAAGACACAAAAGGTTACTGGGCTGTCAACGGAACTGCGCTGTACAAGCCGCAGGGGTGTGAAATCACGCATGAAAACTATGTCGGCTCCAACAGCGGCCGCACAGAGGACGGCGTGATGCACATTGATTGGCTGCGCCGGGACTTGCGCAAAGTCACAATCAAATACAATGCCATGACAGGGAACGAAATGGACGAGCTTGTGGGGCTTGTTCAGGGCAAGGAATATACCGCAACATTCAGAGACAGGGGAAAGACATGCACGATGTCTGCTTATACAGGCGATTGCAAATATGAACTGTACAACGAAACCTTGTGTTCAAGTGAGGGCGGATTATACACCGATGTTTCCTTTGACATGGTAGAGATGTAAAGGAGGGAAGAATCAATGCTGAAAAACCTGATTGTTAAAAGCGATGGGACAGAGATTGATTCTTCCCTTATTTTGTCTTGCACATTGACGCAGACCTTGAATTCAGGCCAGGAATTCACGATTGGAAGCGCATGCACAGACGAAATAGAGGTCGAATACCTTGCGCAGGATGACAATCTTATTACAAAAGGCGATGTGCTTACGTTGTACTGGGTGAATGACAGCGGCACAAAAACAAAAGTCGGCATATATTATTGCGAAAAGCCAAATTATCAGGGGCTTATGCGGGAAATATCCGGCACAAGCGCGGTTTATAAAGTAGTCGCCTACGACACCATGTCCAAGCTGGATGCGGACTTCTCCGGCTGGCTGCATGCCAATCAGGCGCAGTTCCCCAAGACCATCTGGCAGCTGGTTCAGCTGGCCTGCCAGCGGGCAGGGGTCGCGCTTGCCAGCAGCCTGCCCATCAATGGCAGCTACAGCGTGCAGGCGTTCTATGCGGATGAT